TATTAATTTTACTTTTGATCCTGGAAATTGGGATTGGTGTCCTATTTGGGAAGGTACAAATAAACAACATATTTGTGAAAAATCTATTTCTCCTTTAAGTGTATTTAATTTACTACCTTTAGATGAAAATTAAAAAATGTAATATTTATCATAAATGGCACTGAATCTTTCAACAACAGGTATAGTAGATGGGCAGGTAATTACCGCTGCTCAAATAACACAAAGTATAGATGCTTTAACGGGAGCAGCAGCATATAATATTACTATTTCTGGTTCTTTTACTTTAAATGGTGGTACAACTGGTAGTGGAACTTTCAACCGATCAATAAGAGCCCAATCAGTAGAAATTTCAAGTTTAGGAGTTAATAATGATTATACTATTCCGTATTTAACTTCAACAGGTTCATCAACAGCTCAAATTGTTTATTCTGGAACCAGTCCATCATACAACCCCGTTACTGAAACTTTAAAAGTTACTAATTTATTAGGTACAGCCTCGTTTTGTGCTTCTTCATCATTAGCACAAACAGCATCTTATATCAATCCATCATCTGTTGTTCCTTCAAAATTAGCTCCTAGTTATTTATATCTTAATAACACAACTTACCCTCCAGCAACTCCTTATACTATACAAGGAAATACACCAACAAATCTTTATATATCCTCTTCAGTAGGATCTGTTTTAGGATTACAGTTCTCAACAACTAATGTAACGGATGGTCAGATAATTAATTTTAATCCTTTTTGGCAATTTGTTGATATAACTGCAAATACTATAGCAATTACTGCTTCTGTAGCTGTTTATGGATTAGGTGGAGGAACTAATTTAGTACTTCCTGGTACACCAAAAACCTTAGACCAAATAACAGCAGGTGCTGGAAATTTAAAAAGTTTTACTTTTCAATATATAGCAACTCCTGGATTAAATTTCCCATCAGCAGGTTGGTATCTAATTAACGCTAATAGCAATTAATAATATTTATAATAAATGGAAAAACAAATAGTTACACCTGAAGAGTTGCAAACATTAAGAAATCTCCAACAACAAAGAGACAAATTAACAATTGATTTTGGATATATTGAATTCCAAATTCAAGAGTTAGAACTACAGAAAGAATCATTAATTGAACTTTTAACTCAACTTAAACAAGAAGAAATACAAGTTGGTCAAGAAATTTCAAGTAAATATGGAAAAGGATCTGTAGATTTGAACAATGGAGAATTTACGGTTATAGATTAATTTTTGAATTTCTCTGTGATATTTATTACAGAATAAAACCCAATAATTAATTTAGAACATGGCAGAAACATTAATATCCCCTGGCGTATTATCAAGAGAAAACGACCAGTCATTTATCACCCAACAACCTGTGACTGTAGGTGCTGCTATTATAGGCCCTACTGTTAAGGGTCCTGTAGAACAACCTACAATCGTTACTTCTTGGAGTGACTATCAAAATAAATTTGGTACCACTTTTGTTAGTGGAGGTGCAGTTTACTCTTATTTTACTTCTATTGCAGCTTACAACTATTTCTTGAATGGTGGAGAAACTATGTTAGTAGCTAGAGTAGCAAGTGGTTCATTTACATCCGCTTATACTTCTGGTTCTACAAGTAACGGTTCTGCTGTTTTAAACGTAAGTGGAACTTTAGCATTACAATTTAGTACTATTTCTCAAGGTACTATTATGAACAGTTCTAGCTCATTAGATGCTAGTGGTTCATTAGTTTCAGGTTCAGCAGATAACGTTAGATGGCAAATTGTCAACTCAGATACTGCTTCTGGTACTTTCTCATTATTAATTCGTCAAGGTGATGATACTACTAATGATCAAACTATATTAGAAACTTGGACTGGATTATCAATGGATCCTACAGCTCCTAACTATGTATCTAAAGTTATTGGTGATCAATATAAAATTTACGATTCAACAGATAACCAAGTTGTAGTTAATGGAACTTATCCTAATGCTTCAAGATACGTTTATGTATCTTCAGTTTCAACTCCTACACCATTCTATTTTGATAATACTGGTTTAGCTAAAAACCAATTTACAGGTTCTATTCCTGCAAACGCAAGTGGTTCATTTACTGGAGCTACAGGTGATTTGTTTTATGGTGGAGCTAATAAATACTATAATGCTATTATAAGCGGTGTTTCAAACATTCAGGGTATTAGTGCTAGTAACTATTCTAATATGATTAGTTTGTTATCTAACCAAGATGACTACAGATTTAATGTATTACTTACTCCTGGTTTGTTTGCTAGCGAAGCTGCTTTAGGTGCTTCTCAAGTAAATACTATTATTAATAATACTCAAAACAGAGGTGATAATATTTTCGTATCTGATTTAGTACCTTATAGCTCAAGTATTACTACAGTAACCGCTCAAGCAAATGCTAAAAATACTTCATATGCTGCTTCATATTGGCCTTGGGTTCAAACAGTTGATCCTAATTCAGCTCAATTAGTTTGGGTTCCTGCTTCAACAATGGTAGGTGGTGTTTATGCTTATAACGATACAGTATCAGAACCTTGGTTTGCACCTGCAGGTATTAACAGAGGTGGTTTATCTACTGTAGTTAGAGCTGAAAAGAAATTAACTCAATCAAATCGTGATACTTTATATAGTAATAAAGTTAACCCAATTGCAACATTCCCTGGAACAGGAGTTGTAGTATATGGTCAGAAAACATTACAAACTAAAGCATCTGCTCTTGATCGTGTAAACGTTCGTCGTTTGTTAATTTCTCTTAAATCATACATTGGTCAAGTTGCTAATAACTTGGTATTTGAACAAAATACAATCGCTACAAGAAATCAATTCTTAGCTCAAGTTAATCCATACTTAGAATCAGTACAACAACGTCAAGGTTTGTATGCTTTCAAAGTAATCATGGATTCAAGCAACAACACTCCTGATGTAATCGACAGAAACCAATTAGTAGGTCAAATTTACTTACAACCAACTAAGACTGCTGAATTCGTTTACTTGAACTTCAACATCTTACCAACTGGAGTATCTTTCCCTGCATAATTTTTTAAAAACGGAATATTTATAACAAAAGAAATAAAATAATAACATGGCAATCTTAGATCCAAACGAAATATTTTTCACCGCCTTCGAACCAAAACAGGCAAACCGATTCATTATGTACGTAGATGGTATTCCATCTTATATCATCAAAGCAATTTCAGCAGTAACGTTCGAACAAGGTGAAGTAGTATTAAACCATATAAACGTTTATACTAAAGTAAAAGGTAAAACCAAATGGAGTGATTTAACTATGACTTTGTTTGATCCTATTACACCTTCAGGCGCTCAAGCTGTGATGGAATGGGTACGTTTACACCACGAATCTGTAACAGGCCGTGATGGTTATTCAGATTTCTATAAGAAAGATTTGACTATTGACGTATTAGGTCCTGTAGGTGATATCGTTTCTGAGTGGGTAATTAAAGGTGCATTTATTAAAGGTGGTAACTTCGGTGAATATAACTGGGATACTGAAAACGCAGCTGTTAACTTATCGTTAACACTTGGTATGGATTATTGCGTATTGAATTTCTAATTAAAAATAAAAATAAATCAAAGAAAGCTCGCATTTTTTGCGAGCTTCTTTTTTTTTCATATATTTATATACGATAACAAAGTTATAATAAAACATTTATGGAAGAAAATAAATTTAATTTCCCCACAGAAATGGTGGATTTACCTTCAAAAGGTTTACTTTACCCTGAAACCTCTCCTTTATCTTCTGGAAAGCTTGAAATGAAATACATGACAGCTAAAGAAGAAGATATTTTAACTAACCAATCTTATATTCAAAAAGGTAATGTGTTAGAAAAATTACTTGATTCACTTATAGTAACTAAAGGAGTTAATACTAAAGACTTAATTGTAGGAGATAAAAATGCTTTATTTGTAGCTGCTCGTATTTTAGGTTATGGTAAAGATTATACTTTTAATTATAATGGCCAAGAATATACAGTAGATTTATCTAAAATTGATAATAAACCTTTAGATGAATCAAAAATTGAAAAAGGAAAAAATGAGTTTTCATTTACTTTACCTCATTCAAATACTGAAATTACTTATAAACTATTAACAGGACATGATGATAGTAATATTGAAAAAGAAATTGAAGGTTTAAAGAAAATTAATAAAGATCTTTCACCTGAATTGTCAACTCGTTTGAAATATATTATTACCTCTATTAATGGTAATAGAGAAATTAAAGACATCAGACAATTTGTTGATACTTACTTATTAGCTCGCGATTCTAGAGCTTTAAGAGAACATATTAAAAATACCCAACCAGATATTGATTTAAACTTTACTACAGATAGCGGTGAGGAGGTCGCTATCCCCATTAGTATTAACTTTTTTTGGCCTGACGCTTAACACAGCTCCACAAATTCGCTTTAATTTATTTAAGCAAATACATGAAATAATATTTCATGGTAAAGGAGGATATGATTGGAATACAATTTATAATATGCCTATATGGCTTCGTAAATTTACATTCAATCAAATATACCAATTTTATCAAGAAGAAAAAGAAGCCAATGAAAGTACTACCTCGGGAAATAAAACAGTAGCAGTTGACCCTTCAGGTAAAATTAACACTCCTGCTTTTATGCAAGCTTCAAAGGATTTTCAATCCCCATCTCCTAAATCTTCGACTTATACAACAAAGGCATCAAAAAAATGATGCCTTTTAATATTTATAACAAATAATTTTTAATGGCTGCTAATCCACCAAATAACCCTAATCCAAACGCTAATAAACAGCAAGAAGATTCTTTAAAAAGAATCCAAGCATTATTAGATCAAATAAGTAAAAGTTATAGTACTTTAGGAGAAAAAAGCCCATTTGCAAGAGAAGCACAAAAAGTAGTTAAAGGTTTTGAAGATGCAGATAAAGCTGTTGATGCTCTAGAAGACAGTTTAAAATCAGTTAACGATAGAATAAGAGAATCAAAATCATCTGCTGGAGATTTATTACAAACTTTACAAGGTATAGTAAAAGAAATAAATCCTAAAGCTATTAATTATACTAAAGATTTTGAGGGAGGTTTTAAAAAGATAGTTAATGAAGCTAAAAAATTACAATATGAGGAAGAAGGAATTAATAAACTATCTAAAAAAGAACTTGAACAACTCCAGCAAAAAATAAAACAAGGCGAAAAAGATGCTAAATTTGCTGCTGAAAGACTTCTTCAAGAAAAAGGAATTACTAAAGATGTTGATCAACGAACTCGAGCATATAAGAGTTTAACAGATGATGAAAAAGCAGCTATAGCTTTTTTAAACGATGAAAACAGCATTGTTGGTACTATAAATGATAAAATAAAACGTAAAATTGCATTAGAAGAAGAATCTAATAAGGTTTTAGGGGTAGCAGGTGCTACAATAGATGGTATTGAGGGAGCTTTAAGTAAATTAGGATTTAGTAAATTATCTTCTCTTTTAGGAGCAGATGAAGCTAAAAACAAGATGAAATCTTTAGCCGATCAAATAGCTAAAGATCGTCAAAGAGAAATAGATCTGGAAAATGAAATAAGTGACATCCAGAGAAAACGACCTAAAAACGAAAAAGAAAAAAAAGAAAAAGAAGATAGATTAAGAGCTTTAAAAGAAGAAAAAAATACACTTTCATCTCAAAATAAAGAATTTGAGGGAATGAAGGGTAAAATGGCTGTTTTAACTGAAGGAGCCAAGTCTATGGGCGCTAGTCTTAAAAATGCTCTTAAAGACCCTACATTACTTATAACAGCTTTTGGAAATGAATTAATAAGTGCTCTTACTAAAGCTGATAAAGAAACTGGAGAATTAGCTAAATCTTTTGGTACATCATATGCTTCAGCTGCTAGTCTTAGAAATGAATTAAATTCTATAGCTAATTTTAGTGCTGATGTAAATATTAATACTGGTGCTTTACAAAAATCATTATTAGCATTAAATAAAGAATTTGGAACCTCTACTATGATGAGTGGAGAGTTACTTAAAGACTTTACTAGAATGACTACGGTAGCCGGTTATACAAATGAAGCAGCCGCAGGATTATCAAAAATAACAGTAGCTACAGGAACCGATTTATCTAAAAATACTGAAGCTATTTTAGGAGAAGCAGCAGCATTAAATGCTGTTAACGGTTTAGCTTTAAATGAGAAACAAATACTTGAAGAAGTAGCTAAAGCATCTGCTGCTACAACTTTAACATTAGGAATGCAGCCTAAAGAACTTGCTAAAGCTGTTTTTGAAGCTAAAGCATTAGGTGCAAGTTTACAAGACGTAGAAAACATATCCCAACAACTCCTTCAGTTTGAGACCTCTATTGGGAATGAACTTGAAGCTGAATTATTAACGGGTAAACAATTAAATTTAGAAACTGCTAGATTAGCAGCTTTGAATGGTGATTTAGCTACAGTAGCTAAAGAAGTTAAAAAACAAATAGGAGATTCTGCTAATTTTTCTAAAATGAATGTTATTCAACAAGAAGCATTAGCTAAATCTGTGGGAATGACTCGTGAACAATTAGCTAAATCTTTATTAGAACAAGATGCCCTTCAAAAAATAGGGGCAAAAGATGCTGCTCAAGCTAAAGAAAAATATGATAGATTAGTTAGAATATATGGTGTAGAAGAAGCTAGCAAGAGATTAGGCGACCAAAAATACGCACAACAATTAGCATCTCAATCAGTACAGGAAAGATTTAATGCTACTGTTGAAAAATTAAGAGAAGTTTTTGTTAGTATAGCAGAACCAATTTTACAAATTGTATCTCCTATAATGGATTTAGCAACTACAATTTTACCATTAATTAATGTTGTTTTAACCCCAATTACAGGAGCATTTAAGTTTATAGGTGAATCAGTCCAATTCTTTGTTGGTGGTATAAAAGAGGCCTTTAATATTCTTACTGGATTTTTATCTCCTTTAAAAGGTATATTTGATTTTTTTGGAAAAATAGTAAAAACTATATCTCCTTTAATATCAATTTTAAAATTTGTAACTGGAGCTTTAGTTACTATGCTTGCTATAGATAAAGCTAGATTAGCAATTAATACACTTTTAAATAAAGAAAAAGTAATAGGACTTGCTACCAGTGCTAGAGAAGCTATATTAAATAAAAAATCTTTAATACCAAAAATTGGAGAAGCAGCTATGACTGCTTATAAAAATTTAGCCGCCATCCCAATTGTTGGTATTCCTTTGGCAATAGCAGCAGCTGCTTCAGCTGCAGCTTTAGGTTATAAATTTATAACAGGAAATGATGTTGTATCTGGTGGTTATGGTAAACGTACTTTAATGGCCCCCGAAGGTGCAATAGCTTTAAATGACAAAGATACAGTAATTGCAGGTACAGATTTAGGAGGTAAAAATAAATCTAAAAAAGATGAAACATCTATTCCCTCACAATCTACACCTTCAATTGATCTTTCTCCTTTAATTGAAAGAATGTCCGCTGTTGAAGGAGTATTAAAACAAATATTGGTTAAAGAAACAAATATTTATATGGACTCTACTAAAGTAGGTACAGGTTTTGCTATGGGTACATCTAAAGTTCAATAATTTAATATTTATAATAAAAATAACTATGGCACTTTTAAATAAATTAACAGAAGAAGGATCATTATTAAGTGGTTTAGACGGTAAAAAACCTCTAGAATATGATAAACAAACCCTTCAAATCGCAGGTTTAACTAAATCACAATTAGATTTAGATGGTAAAAAACCTTTAGAGTATAATAAACAAACAGTTCAAATAGCCGGTTTAGCTAAATCACAATTAGATTTAGACGGTAAAAACCCTAAAAAATATTTAGATAATTTACCTAAGTAATGGGTTTAATTGATCTAAAAACAGATCTTAAGTCCCTAAAATATGGGAAAGATACCATCGGTGGAGGGTATAGTGGACAACCCTATATTCAAACTCCCATTCCTGATAGTTTCAATGATTTAGGAGCTAATGAAGATTTTATTTTACGTGGTGGTGCCAATGCTTTAGGAGATGCAGCTACTGATATTAGACGTTTAACTAAAATGTTTTTTGATTTAAAGTCACCTAATGGTGTGCTTTTTATTGCCAAACAAAACCTATTATCTCAGACAGCTGTACGTACTCAAACCTCAGATACTGTTAATGAAGGTGTCTATACTCCATTAAATACTTTAGCTCAAGCGGGTGTTGTAGAATTAGGAAATCATTTAAATAAACAAGGTGTAAACCCGTTTATAGAAACAGGAGCATATGCTAATAGTGAAATTCTATACAGTGTTAAAGTAAAACCTACTCAATTAACTGAAGAAAACCGATTAGCTGAATTATATAAAGCAGTAAATACTGATCGTTCTATTAATAATTGGAATTTTTCTGGTTTTGATTTAAATGTAGGACCTAATGTTTTAACGTATGATGGTGGACCTAACTCTATTTTAGGAGCAGGAAAAACTAATATAAGATATTCTACATTTAGAACAGGTAAACAAAACTCTCAGTATGTTAATAACCCTGATTTTTTTACAGGAAAAAATAACCAAAAATCAATAAATGCTGATGATAAACAAGTTGGTGGTTTACAAATAAATCCTAATAAATCATGGATAAAAGCTAGTGGGAGTATTTTACCTTATACCAATGTAAATACACCTCAAACTTCTAGTTTTGATTATCGCCCTGCTGCATATTTAAAACCATCCCAAGAATCTATTACAGGTTCAGATGGCTATTTTTATAACCCTTTACTTTATGCGGGAATTTCAGCTAATGAATCTATATATAGTACATTACTTGGTGTTTATGATGTTGAAAAGGGAAAACGTAATAATAGTGGAAATCGTACTTATACTCCTAATGTTTATAAACCAGGTACTTTAGAAGTTAATTCAGAAGCTATTGGTCCTAACACATGGACTCCTCCTCAAAACACCACTATATATAACGTAACTCAAGGTAAAAACGTTAGTAATACATTTTTCAGATCCTTTCCTGTATCTAATATTAATAGTTTTTTTCCTTCCACTGTTTTTGATGATAGAGGAAAAAGAATTAGTAAAGATAGTGTTTATTTAACTAAAGATACTCCTACTGGAAAAGATTATTTAAATTCACCTACAGCCCCTCCGGGTAGAGGTGAAACCAACCCCTCTTCTCCATATGCTAATGATACTATAACCTATAATCAGGAAGATTTACTTACAGCAAATCCAACCCAATATTCTCCTGCTATAAAAGAGGATTTTAGAAAAGTACTTAGACAAAAAAATCCAAATACTTCTACATATTATGCTGATTTAGGACAATTAACTAATGCTCCTGGTTATATTGATAATAATGTTGGAGTAAAAAAACAAATAGGTAATCCTGGACAAAGAAAAAATAAGTCATATGCTTCCTACACTAAAGGAGTATCATATTCAGGTGAAATAAAAGCTTTAGATAAAATTAATGCTTCTCCTATAGGAACAGGAGTTAATGCTCCTGAAGGTGGTAGTAATAATGATTTAGTAACATTTAATATTACTCCTTTTGGTGGTTCTGAAACATTAAACTTTAGAGCTTTTTTAGGAAGTTTTAATGATAATTACTCTTCAAGAATAAATGCTCAACAGTATGTTGGTAGAGGAGAAGATTTTTATACTTATGGTGGATTTACAAGAAAAATTTCATTATCTTGGACAGTTGCTGCTTTATCAAAGCAAGAACTTATCCCAATGTATAAAAAATTAAGTTATTTAGCTTCAAACACCGCTCCTATTTATAAAGATGGATTTATGCAGGGTCCTTTAGTAACATTAACTGTTGGAGGATATGTTAATGAACTTCCTGGATACATTGATGGTTTAACATTAGAAATGGGTGAAGATTCAACATGGGAAATTGGTATAGATGATAATGGTGGACGAGATAAAACAGTAGCTCAATTAACTCATATTATAAAAGTATCTGGGTTTAATTTTACTCCTATCCCAACATACTTACCACAAAAAGGAGCACATTTTATAGATTTATGGAATGGCGAAAAAAATCTATGGAGTGATAACGCAGTAAGTTTAACATAATGATAAATAGATATCAAAATATACCCCAAACAAAAATAGAAGGAAAAACAGTTTATAAAACAT